TAATACCCAGGCATCATTATAATTCTTTGCTGTCTGCTGGATAATATTTGGGAACAACATTGGTTTGATTTCATTGTTCCTATACTTTGCAACTATCTTATAGGGAAATTCTGTAATATCAACAACGATAAATGCAGAGTAATCATTACCCAAACCACGAGCAACGTCAACAGTAATAAGGTAGTTGTGTTCTTCTTGTTTTTTCTCGTAGACATCTAGACCTGCACTTCTTTGAATAGGGTCTTCATAGATTAGGTTCTTAAGAATTGATGGATTTATAAGGGTATTGACAGAACCAAGAAACTCACACTCGAACTCGACTTTGAATTGCTGTTCAGATGTG